GCAACTAAAGCAGCATTACAAGAAGGTATTGTTCCAGGTGGTGGTGTAGCTTTACTGGATGCATCGTATAGCATAGTTCCTGCCGATGACGGCGAATCAATTCTTCTTGAAGCAATAAAATCACCTTACGCTACAATACTTGAAAACGCAAACTTAGAATACAAAGAGTCTGGCAAATCAGGTAAAGGAATAAATGTAATCAACGGTAAAATTGTTGATATGATTAAAGAAGGTGTTATAGATCCAGTGCTAGTTACTAAAACAGCTCTAAAGAATGCAGTTAGTGTTGTTAATACTATTTTCTCTGCAGATTGTGTAATTAATAATGTTAGGATACATGAAAGCAATTAATTACTACGTAGTCATAGAGAAGATAAAAGAAGCACCAAAGAAAGTTGGTGGTTTAGAACTAACTGAAGATCAAAACAAAGACGTTAGATATTTAAAAGGCAAAGTAATATCTGCTGGTAATTTAGTAGAAGGCCTTAATAAAGATGATATAGTTCATTATGACAAAGTAGCCGGTCACGGCATTGAATGGAAAGATAAACTGTATTACGTATTGAAACTTGGTGACATAGTGCTTGTAGAATGAGAATAAGTACAGATGACATAAAAGATTTAAATTTATTAAAATATTACAGGCTCATTCGTAAATGGGCCTGTAAAACTTATAATATAAAGGATGCTGATCTTGAATTGCTAATCTATTTAGATTGCAAAAATCGATTTACACGTAATGAATTTATTGATGGCGTGTATACCTACAGCTGGGATAAAGACAGATGGGAAAGACTAAGAAGAGACGGTTGGATCGATGTTTGGAGAGAACGGAAAGGTAAGCTACAAAAATACACAATATATAAGACAAGTTTTAAATGTAAGCAATTGATTAAACGAGTGTATCGTATAATGCTTGCAGAAGAAGATTTGCCTACAGGATCAAGAAGTAAATTTTTCAATAACAGATCATATACGGACAAAGTTTATAATAAAGCTATTGACGATATGATCAAAGATAAAAACAGATAGTTATGCCAAAAGTAGGAAACCAAAAATTCGCTTACACAGCAAAAGGTAAAGCAGCAGCAAAAAAAGCAGCAGCTAAAAAGAAAAAGAAAAAGAAAAAATAGTTATGCCTAGTAAAAAAGCACCCTCAAAGAAAAAGTCAAAAGGCTATTACACTAAAGTTAATAAGAAAGGCGGTAAAGGAGCGAAAGCTGGTGGAGGTATGTCTAAAAAAGGTGTAGCTAAGTATAGAAGAGATAACCCAGGTAGTAAACTTAAAACTGCAGTAACAACACCTCCATCTAAATTAAAAAAAGGAAGTAAAGCTGCAAAAAGACGTAAATCATTTTGTGCAAGATCAAAAGGCTGGAAGTCTGAAAGAGGTTTGGCTGCTAGAAGAAAATGGAATTGTTAATATGAAAAGTAGAGGCTTAGGTGATTCAATAGAAAAATTTACCAGAAAAACAGGAATTAAAGGATTAGTTAATAAAGTATCAAAAGGTTTGAATATACCATGCGGTTGCGAAGGTAGACAAAAAGCTATGAATACTTTATTCCCATATAAATAAAAAATAAATATTATGATAATTGGAAGTAAAGAAAAAAACACACCTACTACTTTTAGCGAAAACGACGCTAATATAATTAGTAACGCACCCCAAGGAAAATTAAGTAGTTATAGCCCCGGGGAAATAAGTAATCCTAGAAGTGAAAAATACAGCCAAGCTCAAGCTTCTTCTACAAGTTTTCCAGGGTCAGCAAACTTTGGCATACAGGGGCCATTTAATGAATCATATACAGACACTGGTAGTGGTAATTTTAACGTTAGTTACAGTTTAGGAAATAGCGGGGCTAATACATTGCCGAGCACACCACCTCCTGTTACTAAAAAAACTACACCAACAATAGCTGAAAAAATTAGCGTTGATAGCGGACCATCTGGTTCTGGTGGTTTTGGAAATGCTTCACTTGGTAATTTTGATATTAAACCGGTTAAGTTTGATAAAGTGGATCTCAGTGGTGGTAAACCGAATGAAACCCAAGCGTTAACGCCAAAGGAAATGAGAAGAAACCAAAGAAATGTTAAATTCTTAAAAAGAAGAATTAGAAAAGGTGAAAGAAAAGGAGATGATATGACATCTACTAGACAAGCACTAGGTAATGCTCAAGCACAACAAGCTGGTAATTTTAAGCCGGGTCAAAAATTTAAAACACCCACTGGCACTGGTAGCTATGTAACACCAAAACAAAATAGAGAAAAGAACGGATCTGTTATTGGGAATACTTTAAAAAACACATTTGGTAAAAAAGATGGTGGAAGTAAAGTAGGCAATGCCTTAAAAAATACATTTGGTAAAAAAGAGGATGGTAGTAAATTTGGAAATGCATTAAGAAATGCGGGTAAATTATTTAAAAAGAAAACAAAATCTAGTAAAAGCTTTAAGGGAGGCATGATATGAGTAAACCAAAAAAGAAATTTGCAGATAGTACAGTAGGTAAACTATTGTTCGGTGCAGCTTCATTAGTTAATCCTACATTAGGTAACTTAATTAGCGGTGCCTCAACACCGGCAGAAGCTATAGCGGCAATAGGTAAATCCGACGCAAGCAGCGAGGATAAAATAAAATTACAACAGCTTATATTTGAACAACAAAATAAAGAAATGGAAAGCATCACCTCAAGGTGGCAAGCAGATTCCATGTCAGATTCTTGGCTTTCGAAAAATGTACGCCCACTGGTTTTGGTGTGGTGTATTGTTATATTTTCATTAGCTGGGATACTAGACAGTGTGGAATCAATACCATTTCATATAGGCGAAACATGGAACGACACTTTTGAAAAAGTTATGATGTCCGTTGTTTTGGCATATTTTGGTGGACGAAGTGGAGAAAAAGCTGCAAGTTTATTAAAAAAGTAATACATGGCTAGAATAACCTCCTATGCTTTAGACACGACACCGGACAAGAACGATAAAGTTATTGGTTCAGATGCTGGAGGTGAGACTAGAAACTTTTCATTTGAAGGTATATCTAATTTCTTTAATACATCGGGGTTAATTAATCTCAATGGTGTTGTTGAACAATTTATCACTGTTGATACTAGTAACTTACATCAAGGTAAGTTTAGTAGAGCTGGTGGAGGAACGGGAGTTTCTTTTAGTTCTATTTCATCTTTAAAGGTTTCTTTGCATAACTTAAATAATGTTGATGTATCTGAATTTTTTGATCATCTAGTAGGCCAAGGATTTAAAATATCAAATGTAGATAATTTAAATGAATTTGGCCAATACGTTTTATTAAGTATTACTAAAGCAAATGGGGCTGATACTTTTGCTACTTTTTCACTTGGTTATTTAAACGGCAACGGAAGTTTAAGAGATAATAAATATTATTTACTCAATTTAGATAATACTGGAAGAACTGATAAAAATTTTACATCACCAAATATAAATTTTCAAGCTGGTGTTGCTACTCCAATAGCGCATAACTTATCTAAATTTCCAGCAGTAACGACTGTAGATTCAGCAGGATCTCATATAGTAGGTGAAGTACAACATATAGACAATAACAATTTAACATTAACATTTAAAGCAGACTTTCAAGGTAAAGTATACGTAAACTAATAAACTATGGCACTTTCATATTTAACAGACATTAATTTAAACAAAAACCAATTACAGAATGTTGTAATTCAAAAACTAGGTACTGATCCTTCGTCGGGTCAAACAGCTGGTTGGATAATATATAATACAACATCCAATCAATTGAAGGTATATGATGGATCAGCATGGACAAACGTTGGTGGTGATATAACAGGGGTTAATATAACGGCTGGAACTGGTTTATCCGGAACAGTAAGCACAACCTCAGGTCAACATACTCAAACTATTAATTTAGCTAACACAGCAGTAACCGCTGGTTCATATGGTTCAGCAACTTCTATACCAACTTTTACAGTAGATGCTCAAGGTAGATTAACTGCTGCTGGTTCAGCAAGCATAACAACTACTCTTACAATAGATGGTGATTCTACAACTCAAGATGTATCTTTAGCGGCTGATGATCTTAAAATTATAGGTACTACAAATGAAATAGAAACAGCAGTAACTAAATCTGGTACGGATGTTTCATTAACTATTGGACTTCCAAATGATGTTACAATTGGTAATGATTTAACAGTGCTTGGAGATCTTCAAGTTACAGGAACGACAACAACAAACAATGTAGAAACAGTTAGTACATCAAATGGTGTAATATTTGAAGGTACTGTTGCAGATGCTCACGAAGGTACTTTATTAGCTGGTGCATTATCAGGTGATAGAACTTATACGTTGCCAGATACTACAGGCACAATTGCTTTAACATCTGATATAACTGGTAGAACTTACGCAACTTCAATAGGTGATGGTTCTGCAACTTCTTACACTGTAACACACAATTTAGGTTCTCAAGATGTTATTGTGCAACTTTATGATGTTAGTTCATTGGACACAGTTTTTGCAGACGTGGTTAGAACTTCGACTTCAGTTGTTACAATAGATTTTTCATCCGCGCCAACAGCAAATGATATAAGAGTACTAGTTACAAAGATTGGATAATTTAAATAAAATTCATGGCTAAAAAGTTTTTAACCGATATTAACATAGCCGGAGGAGTATACGATTCTAGTGGAGATATAGGAAGCAGTGGACAAGTATTATCGTCTACTGGTTCTGGTATTAACTGGATTAATGCAAATTCAGCCGCGAGTGTAGTATACCAAGACGGGTTCACTGGCAATGGAAGTACAACAGCTTTTACTTTAGCCAATAGTATAGACAACGAAAATAAAACACAAGTATATATAGACGGTGTATACCAACATAAGGATAATTATTCTTTAAGTGGTACAACTCTTACCTTTAGCACCGCTCCCCCAAATTCAAGCGACATAGAAGTTATATCTTTCAGCACTGTTTCATCCGCTGATGATATTTTATATGATACAGATTTCGGTTCTGCTGGTTTAATGACAACCAACGGATCGGGTGTGTATAGCATAACTGCAAACAACTCCGCGAACTGGAATACAGCTTACGGATGGGGCGATCACGGTTTATCCGCACAAGACAAAACAGATATTGGAAACTTATCTGGAACAAATACAGGGGATCAAGATTTAAGTAGCTACGCAACTCAAAGTTACGTAGGTACACAAATATCAAATTTAGTTGACAGCTCACCAGCAACATTAAATACATTAAACGAACTTGCTGCAGCGCTAGGTGATGATCCTAATTTTGCTACAACGACCGCTACAAGCATCGGGCTAAAAGCACCATTGGCTTCACCGTCATTTACTGGAAATGCAACTTTTGCAGGGGATGTAATAGGTTCAGCAAGTATTTTAAATATCAAAAACAACGATATAAGATTTAAAACTACAGGAGCCGAAACAATGCTTAGAGCAGTTGCTAATGGTGCCGTTGAATTAATGTATAATAACTCTGTAAAATTTGCAACTTCAAACACTGGTATAAACGTTACAGGAGATGTTATTTCAAGTGCTATTGTACAAGCAAATGGATTTAGAACAACAACTGGTTCAACTGATTATTCCTTATTAACAAGAAATAGTACAAATACAGCAGCATATATACAACAAGCTGGAAGTGGTCCAATTGTTGATTTTAGATATGGAAGTCAAGCGGCTGGACAAGGCACAAGTGCAATGCTTATTAAAAGCGATGGTAATGTTGGTATTGCAAATACTTCACCGACAGAAAAGTTACATATAATTGGGACCGGAGGTAATACTAATATAAGAGTACATGATAGTTCTGCTAATTCAGAAGTTGGTTTACAATTACAAAACGATGCAACAACTTGGCAATTACAAAACTGGGGAAGTGGTGGTGATAATTTAAGATTATTAAATAACGCTGGAAATACTGTTCAACTTTGGGACGATAATGGTAAAGTTGCAATAGGTAATTTCAATGATCCAGATAGAACTTTAGATGTTCGTGGTGATGGTATGTCTATATATGGTACAGGCGATTATACTGAATTAATGTTAAGAGGTCAGGTTGAGGGAACCAGTACTGTAAGAAATGTAGGTGCTTTCCATTTGTCTATTAGAGGTGATGTTGGTGGAGATAATGATGATTTGAAATTTTTAAGATTTATAAACGGTTCTTATAGTGGAATTGCAATGCAAATCCAAAACACTACAGGTAACGTAGGAATTGGGACAGATAGTCCTAGTGCAGGAGTTCCGTTAACTGTATATTATAGCTCTACGAGTCAGTTTCATATTGGTGGAGCACAAGCTGGTATTTCTAATAATGTTTATTATAATGGTTCTGCTTATGTAAATAGAAATACGAGTACAGGTGGGGCATTATTACAACTAGGCACTGATGGTAGTTTTGCATTTAGGAGAGCAACATCAGGTAGTTCACCTACATTAAATTACTCACAATACATTGGTGCAAATGGCAACATCGGAATCGGAACGACTTCACCTGAACAAAAACTTCACGTAGAAGGAAGAGGTATATTTGATGGAGGAGGTTCTTCAGATATATTGCAAATAAGAAATGATAATGGTGGTGGTGTTTTTGGAATGACTTCTAACTTGTTTGCTTTAGATTTAGCCTCAACAAGTGCTTTTAGAATTAGACAAGGAAGTTCAGTACCATTTTATTTAAAAAGTGACGGCAACATAGGAATCGGAACGACTTCACCTGATTTTGAATTAGATGTGGCTGGTAGTATTGGTATTGATGATTATATATATCATAATGGTGACCATAATACTTATATAAGGGCGCAAGCGGACCAATGGACTTTTAGAACTGGCGGTGACGATAGGATGCACATTGACAACACTGGAGTAGGAATTGGACTTACATCCCCAAATACTAAATTACAAGTCAACGGTTCGGCAAATACTTTATGTGCACATTTTGGTGGGCAAAATAATTCTGATGGTCATTGGCAAGGTATAAGCTTAGGTTATGCAGAAAATGCAAATGCTAATTATAGAAAAGTTGGTATTGTTGCAAAAGCTACTGGTGATGGTGCGGCAAGACAAGAATTACATTTTTTAGTTGATTCAAATGCTGATGGTGGTAGTGCTAGTATTGCTGACACCAAAATGATGATAGATAAATTAGGCCACGTAGCAATTAACCTAACCGATCCAAATAATTACTATGGTGATCAGCTTGTTATAGCTGCACCTGATGAAAATGGAATTACAATAACAGGTACAGGAACAAGTCAAAAACAATATATATGTTTTGCTGATGGTTCTACAGGTGATCAGGCTTATACAGGTCACATTGCTTACGACCACGATGGTGATTCAATGGTTTTTGCGACTAATGGAGGAGCAGGAGCACTGTATATAAGTTCATCACAAAACGTCGGAATCGGAACGACTTCGCCTGGCGCTAAGTTAGAAGTTAAAACGTCTGGCACTAACACTACCGTAGAGCTAGACAACTCAGACACTAATTACACTTTAATTCAATATAATGCTCAAGGCGCAACAAAAGGATTTTCTGGATTTAATGCAGGATTTATGCTTTTTGGTGGAGAATCTGGAACTACTACGAGATTACAATCAGGTGGCTCTTATGCTGCTACCATTTTGGAAAATGGTAATTTTGGAATCGGTACGACATCGCCCTCAGTAGCCTTAGATGTTACAGGAGAAATATCTTCAAGCGATGACATAAATGCTGGTGGTAAACTTGTATGTGCAAATGTAGGGTCAGATAAAAAAATAGCTTTTAGAAGAACTGGTGCAAATAACTTTTCTATAGAACACGATACAAGTTCATTATATTTTTATAATGAGTCAACAAGTGAATTACCTATAAGATTCTTTAATAACGGAAATGTTAGTATGATTGCTGGCAACGTAGGAATTGGAACGACTTCGCCTTCCGTGCCTTTACAGGTACACGGGCAACAAAAATGGTATACAACTAACGCTGACGGAAATGAATTAAGAGGATTTTTTAATCCAGGTGGTTCAGGTGATGACGCTGAACTTTCCGTATATAAAGCCGACGGAGCTACTGAAGGAGTTGTTTTGAGAGGTACTGGAAACACTTATATTAGAATAGATTCAACTTCTTTAAAGTTTATTAATTTTTATTATGGCCCGAATAATGTTGGTCAAATTGTAACAGGTGGTTCAAATGTTCTATACCAATCTAATTCTGACTATAGATTAAAAGAAAATGTAGTTGAAATGGCTGGTGCTCTAGATAGGGTTAGTGAATTAAAACCAAGTAGATATAATTTTATTTCACATCCTGAAGAACAAATTGATGGTTTTATGGCACATGAACTACAAGAAGTGGTACCTCAGGCTGTATCAGGACAAAAAGATGAAATGAATGAAGATGGTACCCCTAAATATCAAGGGGTTGACCACTCACAAATAGTGCCATTATTAGTTGGCGCTATAAAAGAATTAAAAGCAGAAATAGAAACTTTAAAAACCCAAATAAATAATTAAAATGGCAAATACTTACAAATGGACAATTAATGCGTTAGACGCAAAAATTTCCCACGATAGCAATGATAATGTTATCAACACAATTCACTGGGGATATTCTGCAGTAGACAACGATGATGCTACAAAAGCAGCTTCATCTATAGGTACACACAGCGTTGTATACGATGCAGATAATTTCACTGCATATGCTAGCTTGGAAGAATCTAATATTATAGCATGGTTAGAGGCTGGATTAGATGTTACAGCTATGAAAGCTAGTTTAGATGCACAAATTGCATTACTAAAAGCTCCAGTAGACATAACATTTTCAAATCCTTTCCCACCAGCAGAATAAAAATTAAATTATGGCATTAACTAAAGTAACAGGTGATTTTATAAAAGCGGGTTCAATAACCCAGGGACATTTACACTCAAGTCACGGTATAACAACATCTCACATTGCTGAAGGTGATAAACTGTTCTTTACTAATGCCAGAGTAGACTCAAGAGTTGGAAGTTTAAGTACATCTAATTTATCTGAAGGAACTAACTTATATTATACTAATGCAAGGGCTAGAGCAGCAATTAGTGGCACTGGTTCTTTAAGTTATAATAGCACAACAGGTGTTATGTCATTTACAATGCCTGCTCAAAATACATCGAATATTACAGAAGGCAGTAATTTATATTACACTGATGCTAGAGCAGATGCTAGAGTTGCTTTAATCGTAGACTCAGCGCCTGGAACTTTAAATACATTAAATGAATTAGCAGCGGCTTTAGGTGATGATGCAAACTTTAGTACAACAGTTACAAATAGTATTGCAACTAAATTACCACTTGCTGGTGGTGCTTTAACAGGGACGCTTACTTGTAATAATGCTGCAAGCGATAAAAAAATAGCTTTTAGAAGAACAGGTGGGAATAGTTTTTCTATTGAGCATGATTCTGCTTTTATATATTTTTATAATGAAACCACTTCAAATGTTGTTTTCAAAATGGCAAACAACAACAATACGACTTTTACAGGTGATATAGTAGCACCGGGAATATATGTAGGTGCTGCAAATACAAGTTATGATTTTTACAACAATGGAACAAGTTATTTTAATGGCACGAGTACATTTGATGATAATATTTTAATACCAAGTGCATCTCACGATCTTCATATAGGTAATAATTTATCAACAACAGGTAAAGTTAGATTTGGATTATCAAGCTGGAATAATAGCTTAGGTTTAGAAAGCTATTATATGGTTTTAAGAACTAACCGAAACGAAGGGGTTAAATTTATAGATTCAGATGGTTATACTTATGCTCAATTTAATGCTAGTAATAATTCTAGTGGTGCATATAACACAATTTTAGCTGGTTCTTTAGATTTAAACTCAGGTGCAGTTTGGGATGCTACTACGCAAGGCGCAGGAAAAGGTTCTTTGCATATAGACCCTAATAGCGGTACTGATCACGCGGGCGGTGCTATAACTTTTGGTGCATCTGATGCTGGAGGTGGACAAACTGCACAAGGTGGTATATATGTAAGATCAGATGGTACTTATGGTACTAGGATGTATTTATCTACAACTGATAGTTACGCTACAGGCTCTAAAACGACTATAAGGCTAGAAGCTGCGGGAGGACTATATGTCGATAGAGGCAATTTTTATGCACCAATATTCTATGATTCAAATAATACTGCTAGGTATATAGATCCAGCAAGCACAAGTAGTATAAATGGGCTTTCAGTGAACGGCCAATTAAGCATGTTAGGCAACAATATAATTGTTTTTGGTCCTAATACCGGTTGGTCAAAAGAATTAGCTATTGGTGGTAATGCAAATAATTCTAGCTCAACTAGGGGCTCAATCGGTGTAACGAATGGTAATTTACATATAGACGCCGCTGATGGTGGTTATGCTACATATTTAAACTTTTATGATGGAACAGGTGGTATAGCTTTTGGTAGTGGTGCTACTACTGCTGTTGCTTGGATGGGACCAGATGGGGATTTATGGAAAGGGTCTGCAGATAATAGTGGTAGTAAATATTGGCACGCTGGTAACGATGGTTCAGGTTCAGG